CAACGCCAACGGCTACACTACCGGCGGGATCACGCTCACTCCTGTCTGGTCGTTTACGACCGACACCACGACGTGGGATTCCTCCACCGATCCCGTGTGGACCGCCTCAGGCGGTTCCATTGTCTGCCGCTTTGCCGTCATCTGGGACGACACGCCAACAGCCCCGGCAGATCCGCTGATCTGCTACAGCCTCCTAGATACGACCCCTGCGGACATTACCGTCACTACCGGCAACACTTTGACGATTCAACTGAACGCCTCTGGGATATTAACCGTCACTGGAATGACGGCGTAAGATGAGTTGCGAACGCAACTCTCCTAACGCCTTTCCGCTTATCCTTCGCCGTCTTCCCGAAGGTCTATTTCTTACTCAATGCCTCGGCCACCGCTGCGGCGACCATTGCACCGATCGCCTTGAGCGAAGCGTCATCGATCGACACCGCACGGGCGGTCAGCGTATCGCCAGCCCCCTGCTGGACCGGATTCCACTGATTGTCGGTGGCGATGTCGCCATGCTGGACGGCGCGCTTGCCGATCAAGCGCATCATCAATGTGGTGGCCATCATCCTAGTGGTGCTCTGGCTACTCTCGTTGTTTGTCAACTTTGGGTCGCTCGGAACGATCCGAACGCCTCTGATTCGATGAGCCTAATGCGAATGCGCTATGCCAACGCTGATATTTGGAACTGGCTTTGAGCACCAAGTTGCCGCATTAGGCGCTAGCCACGCGACAGGCGAGGCGTTGTGGGATAGTGTTCCCGGCAGCCCGACAATCAGCACATCTACAAAACGCACCGGCGTAGCGTCACTTCGCATAAATCCAGCAGCGTTTCTTCAGGGCCTCACGCGCAATATCCCGGCTGGGAACAGGCGTCTCGTAGCTGTCGTGCACGTTAATTTTGCTGCGTTTCCCCCGAGTTTCGATGCTTTTATCTTAGTCGTACAGTCGGGCGCCGTTGTGGTAAAAATTGGCATCCGAGCAGGTACGAACAAATGGTTCGCGCAAGTAGGCTCAGGAACAGCGCAAGTAAGTTCTTCCGGACCTTCGCTTGGAACATGGTACCGAGTTGAGTGTCGTCTGGATACCAGCGCCGACCCGTGGACTCTTGATTGGCGTATCGACGGGGTGGCAGAAACGCAGGCAACTTTAGCTACCGCTGCTGATGACATAGGAACCATTTCATTTGGCCATGCGACCGGAACGACCACGGTTGATTTCTTCCTTGATGACTGTGCGTACAGCTTTACCGCTGGAGACTATCCCATTGGCGATATCTACGTCCTCGGGTATCAGCCGAGCGCGGACGGCACGCATTCGAATGCGGCGAATTTCGAGGACGCCGGGAACGTCGCCATCAGCGGCTCCAATCCTGCTTACGATCAGATGGACGCTGTGCCCCTCTCGGCCGAGACTGAATATGTGACGCAGAGTGCGATCGGGACAGGCGACTACGTTGAAGTAGTACTCGCCGATTCCGCCGAGACCACCGCGCCCCTGCATGTGCAGGTTTCTCTTGCGATACGATCGGATACGGCAACCGCGAACAATGCGACGTATCGGATTCGTGATGGCTCTACTGATTCCGACGTGTACTCCGGCGATCCTTCTGAAACTTCTGACGTATTTCGGACCAAAGGCTACCCTACGAAACCCTCGGGGGGAGCTTGGACAGATGCAGCTTTTGATGCTCTCTTATTCCGCTTCGGTTTTTCCAGTGATGCTGCGCCTGACCCGCGCTGCGGTGGAGTCATAGCAGAGGCGCTTTTTACCGCGGCGGCTGGAACAGTTATCGCCGTGGGCGTTGGCTTGCTGGGGCTGACGGGTTTTGCGCCCACGATCATTACCCCAGTGACAGTGTCGGTCCCGGCGGCTGCGTTGGTTCTTTCCGGGCAGGCTCCGCAGGTCAATCTCGCAGTTCCCGTCGCAGTCGGCGCTTTGGTTTTCACGGGCCAAGCGCCTGTTGTCACAGCTGCAAACAACATATTCGTCACTCCCCCGGCTGGTGAACTGACGCTGACAGGCCAAGCGCCCACCATCCTGAATCCGGTCGCGGTGCCCGTCCCGCTCGGGGAGTTGACCCTAAACGGCCAGGCTCCGGTCCTCGCCACAGGTGTCTTGCCCGACGCGGGCGCGTTGGCCCTCAACGGGCAGGCCCCCACGGTTCTTGCCGCCGCGAATGTGGTGGTCATCCCTCCGGTTGGTGAGTTAGCTCTCACCGGCAATTCGCCCCAAGCGAACTTCGGCATCTTACCTGCCACTGGGACGTTGAGCCTCACCGGGCACGATCCTACGCCCGTTATCACCTTTCTGGTCGCCGTCCCCGCCGGTGAACTCACCCTGACGGGCTATGGTCCCGCTGTCAATTTGACAGTGCCGATCGCGACCGGGGAACTGACTCTTACCGGGCAGATTCCAATAGTCGGCGTCAGCTTCACAATCGCTATTCCGGTCGGTGAACTCACCCTGACGGGAGAAGTTCCAACAATTCTACAACCAGTCGTGGTCTCTATACCTGTCGGCTCGCTCGACCTGACAGGATTCAGCCCGCAAATGAATCTGGCCGTACCCGTGGATACCGGCAGCCTGACGCTCACGGGGCAGGTTCCCCTCATTCCGGTCGCGGTCGCTGTCCCGGCCGGATTGCTGTCGTTCGATGGATTCACCCCGCAACTCCATCTAAGCATCCTGGTCGAGGCAGGAAGTCTTTCACTCAGCGGCCAGGTTCCAACTGTAATAGCGCCCACTGCAATCCCGGTCAATACGGGACTTCTGACGCTGATCGGTCATGTCCCGACTGTTGGTCGGGGCGCCAACATTCAGGTTCCTGTAGGCACGCTGATCCTGAATGGTCAATTTCCTTCTGTTTTAGCGACTGGGCCACTAGGGTGCATCTATGCTATTATCGAATCGAACAAGATCACCGATGAAATCTATGCGACGGCCACGATTACAGATTCCTGGGAACCGACCGGGAAGGTCGTCTCGGAGATAATCAAGTGCTGAGCATTGGTTCCGAGATTCGTTTTCGCGCGTCCTTCAGCAATCTCGCAGGTGCGCTCACCGATCCAACGACCACCACTTTGAAAGTGCGCCCGCCCGGAGGTTCGCAGACCTCATATACTTACGCCGGGGGTCAACTGACGAAGGAGAGCACGGGCGTCTATACCATGCTCTTTGTCGTGGCGACGGCAGGCACATGGTTGTATCGGTGGGAAGCCGCCGGCGCCTTGATCGTCACAACCCCGGATCGAGAGTTTACAGTTTACGGAACTTCCTTCACATGAGAATCATCCAGCGCATTTGTATTCGGTGAGCCACAATGGAACTTCCTCTCGGGTTCGGCAGTCTCGATTTCGGTGAATGGGTCTATGGTTTGACCGGCGCGTTTATTGGGGGCGGAGCCTCGGCGGTCACCAGCGGGTTTGTTGTGGTAGGGATGGACCCCAAAGACTACAACCTTAACGACGGACTGCCAAAACTCCTGTCCCTGATGAGCGCAATGTTTGTGGTGAACGGTATCATGAGCATGATGATGTTCCTTCGGCAAAAGCCGGTGCCGGATCACAAACAGATCAGGACAACCGTTCAAGAAACAACGGTCGAACCCGCGCACCGCTCAACCGCCGCGAGTAAGGCAACTCCCGAGACTAAGGTTGTTACCACAGTCGAGGAAACCAAGGTAGTTCCCACAAAAGACGAGGGCGATGGTTGAGGTGATTTATGGACGAGTACGTTTTGGCGATACGGCTTTTCGGTTCAGTGCTGATCGGCTCGGCGCTCCTGATTCTTTACCGCAGTTGGCGAGAGGGAGGCGACTGAAATGCCGGCCAAATCAAAGGCTCAGCAACGGGCGATGGCGATAGCTCTGCATGAGCCGGGGAAGCTCTACAAGCGCAACAAGGGCCTGATGCAGATGTCTGATTCGCAACTGCGGGAGTTTGCCACAACTCCACGGAAGAAACTGCCCGCCAAAGTGAAAAGCAAGAGCGACAGCGAATCGCATAGTTATAACTGGCGGAACCATCAAGGTAGGCGATGAAGGACGCTTGATGCCCAACAACAACGACCTGCTCAAGGAGATTCGCCAGAACTTTGACTACTACATGGCGCAGTGGCGCGAGATCCGTGAGGAAGCGCGCACGGACATGAAGTTCATCTCGGGTGATCCCTGGGAGCCCCGCGAACGACGCGTCCGTCAAGCGGCAGGACGCCCCTGCCTGAGCCTGGACGAGTTGAGCCAGTACGTCAATAGCACGGTCAACGACGTGCGGGTGTCCAAACGGGCTATCAAGATTGTGCCAAAAGGCGCCGGCGCAACTGACGACCTGGCGCGCTTCCGGGCGGACATCATTCGCCAGATCGAGTACCGATCATCTGCCCAGGCCGCCTATGCCACGGCCTTCCAGAACGCGGTGGAACGCTCCTATGGGTACTTTAAGGTCACCGCCCGGCGGACAGCGCCAGACAGTTTCGATCAGGAGCTTGTCATTCGGGCGATTCCGAATCCTGACACGGTGTTGCTCGACCCCGACGCAAAAGAAGCGGACTTTTCGGACGGACGCGCAGCATTCATCATCGATACCTTACCAGTGAAAAGATTTGAGAGTCGATGGCCCGAGGCGGAGATCAAGACCTTTACGGGGGAGATCGCGGAACTGGCGCCGGCCTGGGTCAAGGACAATCGTATTCAAGTAGCTGAGTACTGGCGCGTGGAGATGAAGGCTCGCACGCTTCTGTTGCTGGATAATCAGGACGGCCCACTCAAGATTTTCCTGGATGAACTGCCAGGGGCAAAGCTAAAGGGTGAGGCGGTGACATTGCCTGATGGCCTTCAGTTCCGTGTTCTGAATCAGGCCAAGACCGAAACGCCGACCGTCATACAGTACATCACCAACGGCATCGAGATCCTGGAGACCAACCCATGGAAGGGGCGATGGATTCCGATTGTGCCCGTAATGGGCAAAGAAATGTACGTGGACGCCGGGGCTGGCTCCAAACGCATCATCATGTCGCTGGTGCGGCTAGCGCGTGATCCCTACATGCTCTATTGTTACTATCGTACCTGTCAGGCAGAGCTTGTGGGGATGACCCCGAAGGTGCCCTTTGTGGGAGCTGCCGGCCAATTCGAGGGCTACGAGGAAGCATGGCAGAACGTCAATAAGGCTCCATTGGGGTATCTGGAATACAAGCCGGTGGTTGACGGCGCAGCAGGAGCCCTATTGCCGCCACCGAACCGGCCGCAGTACGATCCGCCTATTCAATCCCTCGAAATGGGAGCCGAATCCGCCCGGCGAGCGATCCAAGCTGCGATGGGGACGGCTGCGCTTCCCACCTCCGCGCAGCGCCAGAATCAAAAATCCGGTGTGGCAATCGAGCGTATCCAGCAGATACAAGAACATGGGTCCTTTCACTACACGGACAACTTTGATCGTGCGCTTGCGCATTGTGGGCGCATCTTGAACGACCTGCTGAAGTACTACTATGATACACCGCGAGATGAGGCCATCCGCAAGCCTGATGATTCCTATGAGGTCATTCGCATCAATGAAGCGTATACGGACAAGACGGGCAAGCAATGTTGCTACATGACCGATCAGGGAGAGTTCGACGTCACGATCACGACCGGCCCAAGTTACCAGAGCCAGCGAGAAGAGGCTGCGGAGTTCGCGGATACACTGGCTCGTATGCCGGAAGTCTTTGCGCGGATCGGAGACCTGATCGTGCGCTTGCGCAATCTCGGCCCGATCGGTGATGAGATTGCCGAGCGTCTGACGCCGCCTGATATCGCGGCTCAAAAGGCTGGCCAGCAGCCGATTCCGGCTGAGTTGCAAGCGACCCTCCAAGGACTTCAAACGCAATTGGATGCGGCAAAGCAGGCGCTTGCGCAAGCTGAGTTCGAGAAAAAGGCTAAGATCCTGGAACTGGAAAGCCGGGAGGGGATCGCTGCCCTTCAGGAGACTACGAAACTGGCGGTTGCTGAGATGAAAGTGGACCTCGAAAAGGCGCAGACCATGGTACAAGGGGAACTAGCGGCAATCCGGCAGCAGCTCGAATTGTTCGCCAAAACCAGCGCCTTGGAGGGTACGGCCATGCAGAATGCGGCCATGCCGACCGGGGCCTGAAACAGAAGGTGTGGAAAATGTTCTTGTGATGGTGTATAGTACATGGTGAGGAAAAGCAAATGCTTCCAGACGTAGAAGTAACGGCTTCGTCAACCGTAGCGCCCGAACTGGCAGCGGCCGGCACAGATGCGCAAAACACTCCTGTGGATCTGGCCGCGCTGAGTTCACAGCAGTACGATAAGTGGAGACAAACCGGGGAAATCCCCGAAGCCACGCCGAAACCTGCGGAATCGGCCCCCGCAAAAGAATCTGCCGCGCCTGCGGGCGGAACTGCGCCGGACTCGGAACCGGGAAAAAAGAGCGAGGAGCCAGAGAAGCACAAAGGCGCTGAGGCGCGGAAAGAGCAGCTTGCCGTCGAGATCCAGGAAATACTGCGGGAGCGCCGCGAGGCCCGTAGGGAACTGGAGGAGGTTCGAGCGACACTGGCGCGCGAAAAGGGCGAGAAGGTCTCGGCTGCGCCCGCCGCCGCTGAGCCAACGAACGAACCGATCTTCAAGCACTTTCTGGATCAGGCCGAAACCTACGAAGAGGCTGTGCAGCAGTTCCAGCGGGCACACTCGAAATGGGCCATCGACCAGCATGAAGCGACAAGACAAGCGGCTGAGAAAGAAAGGACCGCCGCCGAACAGCGCGAAGCGTTCACCAATCGCGTCGAAAAGGATGCGGCCGAGATCCAGGATTTCGAGGCAGTGACCGGCAAGGCTGATAATCTGAAGCCGACGCCGGCCATGCTCGCCGCGATCGTGGAATCTGAGATTCCCGGCAAGTTGCTTTACCATCTGGCAAGGAATCCAACCGAGTTCCACCGCATTGCGGCGCTGACGCCAGCAAAGGCAATCCGAGAGTTGGGAAAGATCGAAGATAGCCTGGCGGCGGCGCAGCCGGTTAATGGCGCTCCAGCTCCTCCCGTGAAAACCCTACAGCACTCCAAGGCTCCCCCTCCTCCTACCGACCTTGCGGCGCGGAATACGGCGCCAGAGGATGAGGCGGATGCGGCCTTGGAAGCCAAAGATTTCGAGCGTTACCGCAGAGTGCAGGACGCTCGGGATATCAAGAGGCTGCGACCACAATGAGGAACTGAGCGATGCCCAACATTTTCAAAGTCGTAGACTGGATCACCATGGAGTCCCTGCGGACCCTGCTGAACCAGTTGGTAGTGGCAGAGATGTTCAACACCGACTATAACAAGGAGTTCACGCGAGAGTTTGCGGTCGGTGAACAAGTGCGTGTGAAGCTGCCGCAACGCTTCACCGTTCGAGACGGCTTGGGCTACTCGCCGCAGGCCATTAACCGGCTGAATACCACTGTGACGGTGGATCAGGTTTTCGGAATTGACTTCGAGTGGGATTCGGTTGAAGCTGCGCTCCACGCCGAGCGCGGTATGGATGCCATCAAGCGGGAGTACATCGACCCGGCCATGGCGCAACTGGCGCAAGAAATCGACTCTCGCGCGGCGCTCTGGGCTTACCTGAACACCAACAACATCGTCGGAATCCTCGGCACCGACCCAACCACTACGAACTTCGCTGGCTCGGCGCGCCAGCGACTCAAGGAAAACGCTGTTCCGGCCGGTCCGCTTAGCCTGATTATTTCACCAGCGGCTATGACCGGCATCGTCAATGGCGGCACCGCGCTGTTCAACGACCAAGGGCAGATCTCCAAAGCCTTCAAGGAAGGCTACTACGGGCGCGCCCGTGGTTTTGATTGGTCCGAGTCGATGTCGCTCTACAGCCACACGGCCGGCACATGGGCCAGCACAGTTGAGACCAGCAGCGCCGGACAATCCGGTGGCTCACTGGCTTTGACCGCAACTACGGGAGACACGTTCCTGAAGGGTGACGTGTTCAACATCGCCGGCGTCTTCAACGTGAACCCCAAAACGCGGCGCTCGACCGGCGTGCTGAAGCAGTTCGTTATCACTGCCGATGTGACGGCGGCGGCTTCGGCGGCGACCATCACGTTCCAGCCGGCCATCGTGGGGCCCGGCAGCCAATACCAGAACGTGAGCGCACTGCCCGCGAATGGCGCCGACTTGACGTTGTTCCCCGGCACCAGCTCGCCAAACGGCAAGGCCGGAACCAATGGGCTGGCTATCCATCGGGATGCCTTTGCGCTCGTGGGCGTGAAGCTGGAGACTCCCAAGGCAGTGGAGTTGTCATCCCAGACTCGCGACCCGCAGACCGGAATCGCCATCCGGTTCGTCAGGATGTTCGACGGCCAACAGTCGAAGATGATCAACCGCTTCGACGTGCTGATCGGCTTCGGCAATCTGTATGCCGACCACTGTGCGGTTCGCGCGCTCGGGGCGTAACGGGGGATGCTGAAAGAGAAAACGACCATGAGAAAACTGAAACTGGCAACATTGCAAGGTATTCTCCTGCTGCTCTTGGCTGGTTTGGCCTATGGGCAGCCCACTTTCACGGTCACCACGCTGTCAGCGGCCATCGATTCTGACGACACGTCGATGAGCGTGGCTTCGGCCACCGGCTTCACGGCCAATACGACCGTCGCTCAGATCGGGCGGGAGCTCCTCCGGGTACGCACGGTGAGCGGTACTACCATCGGGATCATTCGGGGGGCATTCGGGACACGGGCTACCAATCATGGCAACGGTATGCCTGTAGTGGTGGCTCCTAATGAAAACTTCGCCGCGTGCGGAGGGGCCGTCGGTTTCGGCCAATGCGGATTCCGCTACAGCTCGGAGTACAGCGCCAGTCTCTTCTACCCGAGTACCTTCCCGGTTACGCTGGCTACGGCCGGTAATCTGACCCTGACGGCTGGGCAGATTCTAAGCGGATTGATTCTCCGTGACCCGGCTGGAGGGGCGCGCACCGATACCTTGCCCACGGCGGCGCTGCTTGTAGCAGCTATGCCGGGGGCCACTGTCGGATCGAGTTTCACATTCACGATTCGGAATACAGCGGATGCCGCCGAGACGATCACGGTGGCATCTGGTACGGGAGGCACCGACAGCGGAACCATGACCATCGCCCAGAACAACAGCAAGACCTTCCTGGTGCGCTTGACTCGGGTGGACTCAGGAAACGAGGCGTACACGGCTTATAGCCTCGGTACCGTCGTCCACTAGACGAAGGGGCGGGACCGCCGGCCCCGGTCGGGATACCGGGTCGGCGGCCTAGCCCCGTAAGTGATAACATGGCCGATTTTCAGGAGTATCCGAAGTGGATCACGGATCGAAACGGCCAAAGGCGCATTGTCCAGAACCGCTTGGAGGAGGAGGCGCATAAGAAAGCGGCGCCACAGCCAGAACCGAAGCCGCTGAAGCGCAATAAGAAAGACAAACGCTGAATGCCATCGCTAACCACCATCGCCAATGCCGCTGCCCGTACTTTGGGAATCATGGATTCCGGCGGGTCACTGTCGGCAGCCCAACTCGCCGATGCCTTGATTGCGGCGAACGAAATTCTGGACAATTGGTCAAGCGAGGGCAAGATGGTGATCTCAGAACTGCTGACCACTTTCCCCTTGGTCTCGGGGACCAATAACTACACCATCGGACCAGCGCAAACCATCAACATAGCCAGACCAGTGAGGATCAACGCGGCGACACTGTTGCTAGCGGCCGGCCCGAGCAGCCCCGTGCAAGTGCTTCAAAACGTGGCTGAGTGGGAGGCGATTCCGGATCGAGAGGGCAGCAGCTACAAAGTGGCGTTCCTGTTTTATGACCGGGGGAATCCTACCGGCAAAGTCTACGTGGCCCCAAAGCCCCTGGGAGGCACCATCGAGATTGCCAACTGGATCGCTCTAGCGCAGTTCGCCGATGCTACAACTTCTCTCACGCTCCTGCCTGGACATGAACTGGCCCTGCGATTAGAACTGGCGCGCATGCTGGCGCCGGAGTACAGCGTTGCCTTCTCTCCGGAATCTAAAGAGCAGTTAGCGATGGCGCTGGCAACTCTCTACGATCTAAACTCGGAGCACTCTGGACTGGTATCGCGTGCAGCGACGGTGGCGGCATGACGGCCCGTCAAGTGATTTACCGCGCCTGTCGGTTACTCGGCTACGCCCGTCAAGGCATGAGCCTGCCAGCGGATCTCGAATCTGACGGGTTGGACGCTCTGAACGACATGATCGGCACTTGGCGCAATGAATCGTTGCTGGTGTTCGCCATTCGCGCCGATATCTTCACTCTCAGCGTCAACGTGCAAGCCTATACAATCGGATCTGGCGCCACGTTCAATGCTCCGCGCCCGACCTACATCAAGGATGCAAACTTGATATTACAGCAGACAACGCCGGCCGTGCGCTTGCCGCTCGAGATTCTGCGCGATTCGAGCGAATGGGCGGCCATCCGCGTGCGGGCGATCACCAACAGCCTGCCCCTCAAGCTCTACTACGACCCGACTCTGCCGAACGGGACGATCAACCTGTGGCCGGCGCCGTTGCTCGCCTATCAACTCGAATTGTTCTCCTGGGCGCAACTGGATCGCTTCGCCGATATCGCTACGACGAATTACACGTTTCCGGACGGCTACGATGATGCGATCCGTCACAATCTGGCCGTGGCCCTGGCTCCTATGATCCCTGACAAGATGCGACAGGGGCGGCTCGATATGGTAGTGGCGCGATCACGGGAACTGAAAGCAATTCTCAAGGCGCATAACTCGCCAACAAAGAAGCTGTACTCGGATGCGCCCGGAGGACTTGGGGCGGTCAGTGATTCGAGCTACTTCAACTATCGGAGCGGAAATCTGAGGATGGCGGGATAGACATGCCCATTGACAGCAAACTAGTAGGCGCTAACGAGCGGCAAATCATTCTTTGGGGGGACCCGGCATCGGCTGCCGCCTATGCGAGTGCGCTGACTGCGATTGATGCGCGGACCCTCGCTGGTCTCTATGCCGGGCTGGTTCAGTCTGTTGGCCTTGTCCTCAACCCGGCGGGCACCTACGATCTAGCGCGGGCGGCAGCAGGTACCACCGGAGTTCCGGTCGTCAATACCGAAGGCACCAAGCCTACGTTTTCGGCAGGTACAATAGGATTCACGCCTGTTGCGACCCCGACAGATTTCTGGACGATTATCGGTTCGGCTAGCAAGACTGTCCGTGTCCTCCGTGTGACTGTCACCGGCATTGCCACCGCCGCCGCCAGCATCGGCATTCAACTCATCAAACGGAGCAGTGCGAACACCGGCGGGACTACGTCTACCCTAACGATCGCGCCGCATGATTCCAACGATGCGGCGGCCACGGCAGTGGTCAGCACCTACAGCGTGAACCCTACTGGACTCGGGACAAGCATAGGGTTGGTGCGAGCCAAGACTCTCAATCTCGGTGCGGCGGGCGCGGCCGGAGAGATT